GAAGAGCACTGTGACCGAATACGGATTAGGTAATGAGCCTGTCGCATTCCAATGCTCTTATTGTTGCTAATGGCAAAAGGCCGCACATGGCGACCTTTGGAATTTGTTTTATGTCACATAAGTGGAATTTCAGTATGGACGATAAAATTGAGTAAACATAAAATTAAATAGTATGTAGTTTCATACATTACCTTGTTACATATGCTTTTTCGCCGGTTGCTACTCACCGGCTTTTTTTGAACCCGAAATTGGTGGCTGATTTAGCTCAGCCGGGCTGCTCCGCGCTACCAGAGCCTCATAGCAAGTATTCAGCCGCCTGGAATAGCCGAAAATATGAATCACTCTCAAAACACCAGAGTGTTATTTTTAATATCACAACCCATAACGCAATCTTAATGATTGAGGGTAAGGATTAAAATACCTTTGTTGATTCAGATAGTTATCAGGGTACTCAGATAAATAGTGCGTTATTAATGTCAATGGCGCCAATAAAGGCTGTATTCCCTGGCGATATTCTAAAATTAATTTACTTAATGCCTGTCTTTGGTTTGATGTTAAATAGCGTTTAAAATAACCTTGGATATGCATAAGCACATTAGTGTGATTGCGTCGTGTTGCTTGATTTTGCAATAGTTTCATGAATTTATTTCGATACTCTATAAAAAACGATTCTATTGAATTCCATTCTTTGTTATTAGCAACGAGACGACCTAATTCTCTATAAAGAGGCTGAGAGTGTGCAAGTAAAAGGAGTTTGTATCGAGCATGAAAATCCATTAATGAGCGACGATTTAATGATTTTTGCTTTAGTTCATTCAGTTCATGAAGAGCAAATACTCGTATAATAAAATTTTCCCGAATATGCGGGTCACTTAACCTGCCATCTTCCTCAACCGGCAACCACGGCATCGCTTTTACTAATTGCTCAGTAAAAAGGCCGATTCCAGACTTTTTATTACCATTACCTACAGAATCATATACCCGAACTCTTTCCAAACCACAACTAGGTGAGTTTTTACAAACAATATAACCGGATAAATTAATAGTTTTACTCAGATATTCAGTAGAGAAATCCACCATTTTTTGAGTTAAATCACCTTCTCGTCCATCACTGAATTTGAGTATAACGTTTTTTTCTTCAGACTTAACCAACCTCAATGCAGGTCTGGGTGCAGGCAAACCAATAGCCATCTCAGGGCATGCGGATTGGTATTCGAAATAATCTGATAACTCATCAACTGCAAAGTGAAAGCGCCTATGTCCACCATCAAATCTAACACTATCACCCAATAAGCAAGCACTAATACCTACAGGAATTTTTTTATCAGAAGTATTATTCATATAACCAGATGTAGGTAAAAAATTCATTTTTGTCACCTTATACGAAATCAATTATAAAACAACGTTGATATATAGTAATTGAACTCATATTAGTAACATTACTCTTTATTTGCTAGTTTTATAAATAACGACTCTACACTCTGATAAATCAGATAAAAAGCCCCACCGAAGTGAGGCCTGCACTACTGTTTCGGTACTTTAATCCACGTTTAATCACACTATAGTAGCGCACTACAGATATAGTGTTTTCACGTGAAACTTTCAAGACCGTGCAATAAAACTCCCGCATCCGTGAGGTTTCAATTGATAAGCAATATGACACGGGATTCATTCTTATCACAATAATGCTATTTCAACCTTAGTCTGCTCAAACCGTTCCGCTTCCATCTCCGCCCAGAACGCGACGATTGTGCTTCAGAGCGGCTTTCAATGTCGCCCCTGAAGCCATAAAAAAATCAGCAACCATATCGCCTTCGTGGCTGCCGGCTTTTATGATGTGCTCCATCATTGCGGCCTGTTTTTCATCTGGGGTTGACCAGCGTTAACAGCAGCCCTTATCTATTTTCAGGCAACAAAAAACCCAGCGCATTGGCTGGGTTAGTTGGTACAGTTACAAAAACGGCAACCTACCCTGAAATAGTGGCTCATTGATTCAAAGAAGTCAACACGTTTTTGTTATTTCGCTTCATGATCTTTTCTTTTTCCCTGTTTTTAAATGCATCTACCAGCGGTTGGTATAATAAATACTCAGCCGCTTTTAGAATTTTATCCACCTCCCGGCGGCATGTAGACAACGACGGTTTGCGGGAACGTAACATGCCGTTTCTGCGCACCATGACGCGGGGCGCACAGACCTTATGATGCTGCCGGGCAATTTCACGATCAGAGGCACAAAAGACATACCGGGCCAACAGCATTTTAAACGCCTCACGGTCCAAATGATAAAGGTGATCAACCACCCCTTGTATCAACATTCCATCTTCATCACTGCAGGTCGGTCTATCCGGGTAGCTGCGTGGCTCAACTGTAGCCATAAATTCAGCTATCATGCTGCTTTGCCGTTTCACCAGCCGACCGCTGTACACCCACGCCCCGAATCTTGCCAACCAGTTCTGTAACCAAGCCTCGCGCTCTTCATCCAGCTGCAAACCATTTGAAATACTCATTATACCCGGCATGCTCGCAGCTCCCTGACTTCCTGTATTACCTGCTCCAGTAATTCACGTTCGCTGCCGTGGATCTGCTGCCATGTTTCCGGCGCTGCATGGAATCCCGTTGCGTAGCATGCCCGATGGTGCTGCGGACACAACGGGAGTACGGAATAATGATCCGCCCGTTGCCCCATACCCTGTCCGTTGCGCACATGATGCAATTCCGCACGAGATGCCCCGTACCCCATGTTACGGCAGCAGATACAGCCGAGTTCGGCCACATCCGACAGCCATTGCTGTTCTGCTTTGGTCTTTGATTTGGTCATTGGTCTTGCCTCTCAGGTAAAATCTAATAACTGTACTGCCGCGTTCTCAGCGGCCTGTTGCGTGGAAAAATTGCGGTACAGAATGAAGTTCCACAGCACATCAAGCGTGGATTTATAGAGTTCGCCAAATTGCAGGTCATCCATTTTGGCAAAGCTGATTGATTTAGCGACACGGCGCAGGCTGCCGTCAGGCATTTCGTAGGTGTCGTACTGGCCGGCCTGCTCGATAGCCCAGGAGCGGAAAGCGTCAAAGGATTTTGTCGCGGTAATATTCTGAGCGCGCTTTTGTGCTACATCATCAAGATAGACGTCAGCCGCTGACTGCAGAGCATCGTCATTGTCCGTGTAATAAGCGAGGAATTTCACATACCCGCGAACCAGTTCTTTTTCTTCCGGCGAAATGGTACCGCCAACCGGTTCCCAATATTCATAACCGAGGTTCAGGAGTGCGAAATATTTACGATGAAATTGTGGGTTACGTGCTTTTTTGAAGTCTGCTGACAGCACATCACCGCACTTAACTTTTGAATGCAGATAATCCCTTGCTGCCGGATTTGCAGGCGCAAGAGTATCGTTGGGGAGTTTGATAAAGCTATGCTGTGCCATGTAAATATCTCCGGTGGCACAGCGGGTATTCAGGATGCTGGTTGTTCAGGCCAGTAAATATACTATATCTAATTTATATGGTAACATTCAAGAAATATTTAAATAGAATAGATGTATACTTGGAAAAAACTTACAATATTTAATTAGGATAAAATCATGAAAGAAAATCCATTCAGTTTTTACGATTTTTTAGGGTATCTAATACCCGGCGCTGTATTTTTATTTATTCTAGATTTTATTTTTAAAATAGACATAGTTATTTCACTTTCAAAGCCAGTTCAAAAACTTAATCAAGAGATGTTGTTTTTTATTATTTTAATAATACTTTCATATATTACGGGACATGTTTTTTCATTATTATCTTCATTTTTTATTGAAAGATTTTCAATGTACCTTTATGGTTACCCTTCAAAGTATTTATTTATAAAGCAGAATGGCATTTTCTCATTTCCAGAAAATGAAAACACAAAAACAGGCTGGACTAAAAGAATATTATTATCCGCATTATTATTACCTATATCAATTATACTAATCACCTTGAAAATTTTCAATATAACTTTTTTTGACCAAGCAAAGACTCTACAAAAAGACCTCGGTAATGTTATATTTGACAAATGCATTATAGTATTAACTGAGAACTTAAATATACAAGCAGAATCAATATGCAATAAAAAGGAAAAAGAGGGATTAGGTAATGATTACTTTCGTATAATTTATCATTTTATATTTGAAAATTCAGAAAAACATTCTTCAAAACTACAAAACTATGTAGCCTTATATGGATTTTGTCGAAATATATCTTTTGTATTCTTGGTTAGCTTTTGGTTATCGTTATGTTTTTTTACAAACGGCAAACACAATTATTATTCAACAATAATTTACTCATTATTATCATTTATATTCTTTACTGGCTTCGTTAAATTTTATAGGCGCTATACACTAGAAGCATTGATGGGTGTTACTGTATTTAACAAACATTCTAAAAATAAATAGAGTTCTATAATCGTCATTACAATAACCATGGAAATATCATATGATGATTAATCATTAAATCAATCTACCCTACTCACGCCAATATGCCTGCTTTAACAATTAACCCCACCTTATAAGCAGGCATTTATTACATATGAGTTATTTAATCAAATCTCTCAATCATTTAAAAAATAAGGACATTTAAGATAGCCACCACACATTTTCAACCAAGTTTCCTTTTAATATTTCCACAACTACAAATAAAGTTTATCGCTAATTCTATTCATAACTAACAGCGCAATATGTCAATACACACACCACTCAATGACGACGTAGAAATCTTATTAATGAACATTCAAGGGTAATATTCTCTCTGAGAAAATAAAATATTAACAAGTAAATACTGGTATATCATAATTGATTTAATCAACATTACATTACCCCATATATTATTTATATAAAATACTTATCTTGATAGATTCTATCTAGATATGATTTGATTCAATTCCTTAAATTATCTACAGTGAATAGCTCTGTATTATACCTCAATTTAAGAGTAATTTGTGAAGTTACACTAATAACCAAAACACTTTCCATACAGAAAACACACAGATCAATAAAATAAAAAACACATACAAAACAATATATTAGTTAAAAAATAGCGTAATTAAAATTTTGCATGACGTAAAACAATGAATACGAAAAAAGGAAATTGCCCAAATGAATACTTCAGTGATATGATAAGAAAAATTTAACTTACTATTTTAAAAAGGATTGTACCCATGCATAGAATAGTCAAAGCTCACCTTGAAAGCTTTGTAAAAAGTTTTGGTATTGAAAATCTCGAAGAAGATGTACAATTTGAATTATTCTGTAACAAAGCTGTTTTATCCTCGCGAATCAGTATGGATTTCGAAATTGACGATGTAACAAGTGGTGCTGGTGATGATGGTATGGATGGTGTTGCCATTATTATTGATGAGGAACTTTGTATTTCTCCAGAAGATGCAGTGTCCGTATTTTCATCACAACGAAAAAATCATGATGTCGACATCGTATTTATTCAATCTAAAAGAAGTGAATCCTTCGATCTTGGCGATTTCTTAAAATTTAAAGAATCAATATTCCGTTTTATAGAAGCTACTCCTTATTTATGCACTGATGATATTCAAAAAAATGCTCGTGATATATTTGATGTAATAATAAAAAATGTACCTAAAATAAGAGGGGGAAAACCAACATTTACTGCAAGATATATAGCCACAGGATTATATAAAAAGCCGAAAGAACTTGAATTAGCAAAAAAATCATTTGCCGATGAAATTGAGGAATTAGGATATTTTGGAGATATCAGCGTTGAATTTATTGATCGTGATGAATTAACCCGAATTTGGATAGATACATATTCCGTAGTGAATGCAGAGTTACCACTATTTAGTAACGCAGCATTACCAAAAATCAATGAAATAGAAGAAGCATACCTAGCTGTTGTCAAGGCCAGAGATTTTGTAGATAATTTATTAGTAACTGAAGACGGCTCACTCCGCAATCATGTTTTTGTCGAAAATGTTAGAGCGTTTTTAGGGATTGACAATCCAGTAAACGCCTCTATCGCTGAAACTATAAAAGATAAAAATACAGCTTCGAAGTTTCCTGTACTCAACAATGGTATAACTATTGTGAGCCCTGATGTAAAACTTCAAGGAAATATTTTGCACCTTGAAAATTATCAAATAGTTAACGGTTGCCAAACTTCTAATGTCCTTTATGAATGTAGAGATTCATTAGATGATTCAATGATGGTAAATCTTAAAGTTGTTGAAACGCTAAATGAAGATGTTTTTTCTGAATTAGTACGGGCAACAAATAGTCAAACTAAAGTAGATGAAACTCAATTTTACTCATTACGTCCAATTATTAAAAAAGTTGAATCCTATTTTGATACTTATGAAGGTCAAGATGGCCGACTATATTTAGAACGACGTGAAAGACAGTTTACAGGTAGAGATATACCTGCAATGAGAATTTTTTCTGTGCACATGGCAGCCAAATGTGTCGCTGCAATGTTTTTTAGGCGTCCAGATCTATCTTATAGATATCCAAAAAAAATGTATGAACTCCTTGCTGAAAAAATTTTCTCAAGCGATTCAAAAGAAATTGTATTTTATGCTGCCTGTCTTACTTTATATAGACTACACTTGTTAACATCTAATGCAGATATCCCACAGAATATAAGAAAATACAAATGGCATTTAATGGCTGTTGTTGGCGCCCTTATTGCGGGAAAAGAAATCCCTAAAAATATGAATTCCAAGAGAATGGATATCTATTGTGGAAAAATAATAACAGCTATGACAAAACATGATGATAAAATAAAGGAAAATTTTAATAAGGCTGTTAAAATAGTTTTATCTATCGACGATATTACTGATGATAGAATGAAGCGACAGGCAATCCTTGAAGAAATGCTGACAAAAATATAAAAATGTAAGATGAGGAGTGTAGCCACTCCTCATTTCATTAGATAATTTTTATTTATAATAAATAGCATCATGACTATTCATGCAAAAAAGTCAAAAAATCAATAAGCATTTACCAGATTAAAAATATCAAACACTCTGATTATTCACTAGCTATTTTCGGCATCACTTACATTGACAAAAAACTCAGTTTAATTTCCTTTCTAACATTCAATTTACAGTTTGATAGCCATCACATTCCCCTCCGAAAGATGAGTAATTAATTTAATTACAATCAGCAAAAAACAATATATGAGTTACTTATTTAAACTTACCTTGTCCCTATTAATCTTAAAATGCTTTGTCGGCGTAGCGGCGTCTTTTAGGTACCTCCGCCTGTTGCTGCATGCGGCTTACTTCTGCAGCTGAAATCTGGTCGGTTGGCAGATAGTGGCCGTTTTTAAATTCCTGATACACAGTTCCGGTTTCTCCGTGCCGGTTCTTCTCGATGATGATCTCCGCATAGTTTTTTGCCGGGCTGTTCGGGTTATAAACCACGTCCCGGTAGGTGAGGAAAATAAAATCTGCATCCTGTTCCAGACTACCGGAGTCACGCAGATCCGCAGCCACCGGACGGCGCTGGTTCAGCGGTCGTTTATCCACGTCACGGGATAACTGACTCAGAGCCACAACCGGTGTATGAATACTTTTAGCCAGGCCTTTCATACCGGCCGATATCGCAGCAATAGCCAGGTCGTTTCGCTCTGCTTTAGGCTTTTTAATCAGCCCTAGGTAGTCGATGAAAATACCTTTTGTGGCCGGATATTTGCGTTTATGTCGCTCACTGATGGCGCATATCTGATCAATGGTCAGATTGCTGGCATCGATAATGTGAATGTCCCGGTCAATAAGATGAGCGATTGCCGAACTGATCCGCGCCCAGCCTTCGTCGTCCAGATCACAGTTGCGCATTTTGGAAACCGGCAGCTGCGCAGCTCCGGCAATCATGCGCTCGGCGATTTGCATATTCGCCATTTCCATGGAGAACATCAGCACAGAGTCACCGGCGGTTGTCATTTTTTCCATCATCGTGAGTGCCAGCTCAGTTTTACCCATGCCCGGCCGGCCGCCGATAAAAATCAGGTCCGTAGGGTTAAAACCACCGATTTTATCGTCCAGTGATTCGATACCGGTCCGGATCATCATGCCGCTGCCCTCGCCCCGGTTCCGTTTCTCCAGCACATCAACATAACCGTCAATCAGTTCGTTGAGATGTACCGGTACCAGGCTTTCTTTCTCGCTGGTGATCAGGGTGAAATCGCTGCTGAACTTCTGAATTACGCTTTCGGCCTGGTCATGAGTGGCCGCGTCAGTAATTTCTTTCTGAAATTTATTTATCAGCGCTGTAATTTTGCGAACAGCCGCATAGTTCCTGACTTTTTCGGCATACCCTTTCAGGTTTGCGTATGAGATGGTTTTTCTGGTGAGCTCCATGATATGAGCAAAATCACCATTTCCCCCGAGTGCGTCCGCGATAAATACCGGATCGATAATTGCACTCGTCAGTGCCTGTTTTTTTATTTCCCGGTACACCCTGGAAAAGTACCCGACACTGAAAGCGTCATCAGGCAGTGTTGCCAGAACGTCATAGGCATCCTGAGTGGCACCACCGGCCAGCAAACCACCAATGACAGCGGCTTCTAATTCCTGCTCACTGAACATAATCAATTACTCCGGTAGCTTGGCCAGTTGAACGACAGCACTGCGCCACCTTCCAGCATGCGGTCAATAACTCGTTCACCCAGCAGCGGGGCCAGTTCGTTCAGCGGCAGGTTGCTGATCATGATGGTCGGCAGCATGTCCTCGTACCGGTCGTTAATCACTTCAAACAAAATATTGCGCTCTGAGTCAGTTCCGTACTGCACCCCGATTTCGTCGATAATCAGCAGACCCGGCTCGCAGTATTTTTCCAATACGTCGAGTTCGCTGTATTCCGCATCGCCAGCCCATGTACGGCGAAAAGCCCGGATAATACGCGCCGCTGTGGTGATAAATACCGATTCCTTCGCCTCAGTTGCAACCTGACGGGCGATTGACACTGCGAGGTGTGTTTTCCCGGTTCCTGGTGTTCCGCACAAAATAAGCGCCTCTCCGGCGGCTTTACGGGATAGCCATGTTTCGGCATACTCGCGGCAGATTTTCAGATTGCTTTTCGCATCCGGATTCGCCGGGTGATACGTCTCAAATGTCGCTGCAGCAAAGCGCGGCGGGATGTTCACGTTCAGTTCGTCAGACATGCTTGCCCCCGCTCACCCATGCCGCTGAGCGGCTCTCGTAGTTTTTATCGCTGAATCCGGAGTGTGTGCTCGGCTTAGCCGGTTTCCGACCTGTGGTGCGTTCCGGGAATATTCCCTGCCAGCCGTTGGCAATCGAGTCACACAGCACAGAATCAGGATCCGGATGCCCGGCCAGCTTTTTGCCAATCTGCCGACAGCTGGTTTCCGTCAGTGGTTTTTTAATCTCCTTGCGGAATTTTACCCAATCCTGCCAGACAGGTTCGCTGACGTTTTCCGGACGGGCTGACAACGGGTCAAATTTCACCGTGGATTTTTTCTGCGTCGCAGGCTTCGGATCCTCTTTTGAATTTACTGATGGATCATGTTTTGAATTTACTGATGGATCGCCTCCAGATTCTGGAGGGTGAAAACCCCCTTTAACGCCAGAATCTGGAGGGTCAAAACGCCCTGAATTACTGTTTTCTGACCGGTCGGATTCTGAACCGTCAGAAACTGGAGGGTGAGAAATTGCGTTATTTTCACGCTGTTTTTTCAGCTTTGCGATTTCCTGTAACGCGATAGTTTCCAGCTTATCGACATTGAGAAAATATAAATTTGATGCGTTGCGGTTACCGTTCCGGCGTTGTTTTTTCCTCAGCCAGCCATCCTTTTCAAGCTCACTGCATGCATCACGGATAGTGCTGATCCCTGCCCCAATCTGCCGGGACAGTGTTTCTACACTTGGATAGCTGATCCCTTCATCACTAGAGAAATCAGCCAGGCGAACCATAATCATCAGTTTCGTGCCTTTCACACCGGAAACGGCACAGGCATCCCATACGTAACCCTGAATTTTATTACTCACGTCACACCCCCAGCGCGTCAGCGATATCACGGCAGGCGTTCTGGTACTGCTCGGGTGTCAGGTTGTGCATACACAGCCGTGCTTTGGCCCGTTCGTACTGCTCCCACACACTGAGGGCAGCCGCCCGGCGCCCGTCAAAAATCGGGCGTATGGTTTCGATATCTGCGGGAATGCCGTTATGCATAAACCCGTTGCGGTAGGTGATTTTCTCGGTTGTATTCAGCATTGGTCTTTGCCTCTTTATCATGCGCTGGTCATGCGCATCGCATTTAATGCGGTTACTGCTTTTGATATGTAATGTGACATGTCACGACTGCCTAAAAGTGTTTCGCTGATTGCTGCAGCAAATTCTTTGATTGCCAGGGAAGCCAGATAATTAACCGACTCATCCCCGTTAACCCGTGCCAACCGATCAGCAGGTAGTGCAATTTTGATTGCCGGAATCAGCTCACTGAATTTTCTCGCCGCTGCCGGAGAATTACCGCGCAACCAACGGAAAATTTGCTGCCTGTTGTTATTAATCGCTTTCCAATCTGCGTTACCGGCCCCGTCTTCTATCGGGTACAGGCGTGACGGTTTATCACCACACAGTATTAAAAAATGCGCCCTGCTAATTTCGATTGCGACATGCTCCTGTCCCTTCTCTGCCGCCCATAATTCAATCTCATCCTTAATTATTTGGTTGTTATTCATCATCTTGCGTCTCCTGTCGCGAAATTGATTATGAATAATCAGTTTTTTAACTGGCTAGCTGAGATAATTCACCACGGTCGGGTAAGCCATCAGCAATGTTCGGATAAATTTCTGGCGCTACCTCATGGGGAGTTATTTTCCAGCTGAGGCACTCACACAGACTTAAAACTTTTTGTGCCGGCACTCCGTTTTTAAACCACAGATTTACCGTTTGTGGTTTTATTCCCAACCTGCGGGCAATTTCTGACTGGTTGGCCAGTGTGACAATTTTGCTTTTAAGATTTGGTGTCATATCGGTCTCCTTAACCTGATTACAAGTTAATCTTACAATTACAAATTGGTGATTTCAAGTTTTTCTTGAAGTGATGAGTACAAGAAAACCTTGTAATATGACATTATGAAAAAGAATCCTAATGAAACATCAGCAGCCAGAATCAGCCAGGTTCTCACAGAGAATGGATGGTCACAGTCTGATCTTGCCCGCAGAATTGGTGTAAGACCTCAGTCAGTCCAATTCTGGGTAAGCGGGAAAACGGCACCAAGCGGAACAAATTTATCTGCATTGGCTTCTGTGTCCGGCTATCCGGAACACTGGTTTTTAATGGATGATATATCTGGAGGACCAGCCCGGCAGAGAGTTACAGCAAAAAAACATGATTCATATCTTGTTGAATTACTTGATGTTGAAGCAAGTGCTGGCCCGGGCATCATAACAAAAGGTGAGTTCATGGAGACGATCAGATCGATTGAATACACCTCCGATGAAGCTTTACGCCTGTTTGGACACCGGCCAAGTGAAAACATAAAAATGATCACTGTTGCCGGTGATAGTATGCAAGGTACAATTAATCCTGGTGACCAAGTTTTTATTGATGTCCACATAAATTACTTTGATGGCGATGGTGTATATGTTTTTGTCTACGGACAAACATTACATATCAAACGGTTACAGATGATTAAAGATCAGCTTACAGTTATTTCCGATAATAATAATTATCGTGACTGGCAAATCACGAAAGAAGACGAAGATAAATTTTTCATTGCCGGAAAAGTGCTGATTAGTCAGTCCAAAGTTTACAAGCGCTACGCCTAAATCCCTATTCAACATTAAACTTTAAATTACAAGGAATTATGCTCCTTGTAATTTTTAACACCCACAATTACAAGTTTTATTTGCAACTCAAGCTTGCAATTTTCAGTTTTTACTTGTAGATTTATTTCCATCAAAACCCCACAGCGGGTATTCAGGATAAACGTTCACAGTTTTACGCCAGCACCAGGAAACAAATAACGCCACGAAGATGGCAGAAGAGGCAAGACGACCTGACACCCCGGAAAGACGGGGATCTAATCAAAACGGGGGTTATATGAAAGAAACCGATAGCACCAAAAGCAGAGAGCAGGAAATAAAGGATTACGTTGGCTTTGTAATGAGTGACGTTAACATCCTATCCACGAGCATGATCCCTAAAATGATTGAGGCGGGATCTAGCCTTGATGATATCAAAGACAAAGTGGACATACTGGCGGAAGCGTATATCTACACGCGATTAAAGGTACTGCATGAAGGTCGTAAATTAATTGAAGATATCAACAAATATGACGCCGCCATGAATGCAGAAATGACGGCCCTGATTAAATCGAATGCCCGTAACTACGAATTGGGAGACAGCTTCACATAAGGTGAAGTAAATCCAAAGCGGCTTTTTCTGCGTCTTCAATTGCTGTTTCTGATTGGAAAGATGTCAGTAAGTGAGGGTACCTTGCAGCCTGACTTAAATGGCTAATTTGATGTTTAACTTCTTCCCTTTGTTCTGAGGTTAACACATTAAAAATAGCTTTTAACAAAATATGCTGCGCATCTAATTGCTGTTCCAGATTTTTATTATCCATAATTCAGTTCCTTAAACACGTTGCGGTGACTGAATTATACACAGATTCCTTGCGTTGCGGAATGCAGGAACCTCAGCAGCCTGATGAGGGTAAATAATCAGGCACCGGATTTCAGACGTAAAAAAACCCACCGAGGTGGGTTCTTTTACCCGGAGTCGCCGACCAAAGCTAATCCGGAGTTCTGCTGACGGGACCAACCGTCAGAAGAGGCAAGACCAATGACGAATCATTGGAAACATCATTTTAAAGGAGTTGCTATGAAAGCACAACCTGACACTCTCAGTGTTACGCTTTACGTCCATGCACAAAAACAGTTTGACGGAAGTATCGCGTATTCAGTATTCACCCACAAATTCAAAGCGACTGATGGCATGGGCTTTCCTGTTGCCGAGTACCAGTTTGAATTACCTGTCCCCGCAATCAGCAAATTCGATTTAGTTCAGGCCGAAATTGACAGTTTACGTGCAGAACAAAACAAGATTCTCGCTGACGCAGAAGTTAAATCAGGACTGCTTGAAGATCGTATCCAGGCGCTGCTATGTCTGGAGGGCAAAGTTATTTCCAAAGACGACGAAGCATTACCTTACTGACCAGAGGCAAGACCAATGACCAATTATATCTGTGCATTTAATCCCATAGATGCGGCACTTAAAGACGGTGCTGTGACTGTTGCAATCACGATTTCCGCCAATTCCGAGAAGATGGCCAGAGCAATGGCCGCCGTGATGCTGGAGGAAACTTACCCTGAAAATACAGGGAAGTTTGATGTGGCGGCACCAATAATCTGCGAAGCTCAGGCAGGCAAACCGGCACCGGCCGGTGATAGCTTTGATGAACATTTTGCCAAAGAGTACGAGTTCAACGGTACTGACTGGCAGAAACGTGAAGAAAAAATGGTCGTATTTGCAAAAACAGCACCTGTTGTGCGTATTGCCGCCATCCTGTTGTACGGGAAAACGCAATTTACTCGTAGCGAGTACCTCAAAGCTGTCGATTTTGTTCATATCGGTGACGAATACCCGCTGCTCCGGAATATAGCCAAAGGTGTCGCGGCCACGCCCGGGGTATCCCTGCTTAACGAGCAGGAACTGGAAGCGCTGGTGAATTTTGTCATGCAACAGGCACCGGACAGCATCACCGAAAAAGAGGCACAGAAGCTGGCAGAAAAATACTTATACCCTGCTGCTGAACCAGCCACAGGGCAGCTCCCGATCACGGAACACAAGCAACGCGATTTTGACCACAACTATGCAACACTGGATCAGGAAATAGCTCTCGCCCTTCTTCCCGGTGATTTTTCACCGTGGGAAATACAGCCAAGCAAACTTACCGCTGCGAAAAAGCTGATCAGTGATGAAGATGAAAGCTGGCGGCGCTGGTCTACTGAGTTACGTATTATCCCGACCGCATTGCAGATCCCGCGTGAAACAGTCTTTGCTGTCGTACGTGAAGGAAAAGAATTACCTGACCTGATAAGCGATGCGGCAGCCCGTAAACAGTTTGTGGCTGACCGTATCGGCATAACGCCGGCAGAAAGCAGTCATGACCAGGAAACAGGCCGGTCCGGTCCGGATATTACGGAAGATAAACCACCCGTAGCAGCAAAGCAGGAAAAGACCAAGCGCACACGTACTAAAAAAGCAGATAAACCGGCAGAGAAACCAGCTCCGGAAGTAGCAGCCAACGATGAACCGGCTACCATAGCCCAAACACCGGAACCGGCTCATGCCGAGGAACCAGCTACTGATGACTTCCGCAGCCGCGCCGAAGTGATTGCCGAGGTTCTGGCAGACACGGACAATCTGAGTATCTGGAAGCAGGTACAGCGCACAGATCCACGCTTTACCAAGCCTTTAGAGGGAGCGGGATTTCAGGGTACCAGCATTAACAGTAACTACATGTTTATGCGTGCTACCGAAATTTTCGGGCCGATCGGTGAGGGTTGGGGCTATGAGGTGGTTGAAGAAAAATTCCTGGACGGCAAACCACTGACTGAACCTGTTATGGAAAACAACAAACAGGTTGCTCTGCGTTACCTGCGTGACGCAGACGGTTCTCTGTTCTGCGAGCAAAATCATTCAATAAAAATCCAGTTTTGGTACCGCAGCAAAGATGGTAAGTGCTGTTATTTTGAAAGCTATGGCGCGACACCATACCGCTATCAGACCCAATACGGCATAAAAGTTGATAGTGAAGTCATCAAAAAATCACTGACAGACGCGATTAAAAAAGCACTGTCAATGCTCGGGTTTTCTTCTGATGTGTTCATGGGTATGCACGATAACCCTGAATACCTCATCAAAAATAAAATGGAATTTGAAATCAAAGCGGCCAGCGAGAACGCAGAGGACAGCGTCCGGATCCGCGAGGAGCTGGACGAGAAATTTAAACGCAACACGGAAACTATGCGGACGGCAGTCACGACCAATGAGCTGCGTGGTATCGCATCCACTCTGTCACGGGAAATTTCAGTGCATATCAGCAACGCCAAATCCCGTGGCGATAAAGAACATCAGAAATACCTCGAAGGCCGTCTGCGCCGCCTGAAAGCTATTGAAGATGAATGTTTAACCGCACTGACTGAAAAACAAGAGGCAGACCAATGAGCACAACCGCAATTGCATTAGCCGCAGACTATGAAAAGCTGCAACGACTGGTAGAGACCGGTGAATTCACCCCGGAAGAAATAGCCGACACACTGGAAGGTATCGAGGGCGCACTCGGCGATAAACTGGACGCGATTATGATCCACGTCCGTAACCTTGAAGGGCAGGCAAATACGCTGGGTGAAGAAGCCAAACGCCTGGCGGATCGTGAAAAGTCATTTAAGCGTCAGGCCAAAGACCTGAAAAAATATGCACTAACCTGCTTACTGGCATCCGGCCAGGACAAACTGAAAACAGTGAAAAACACATTTACCGCTGCAAAAGGTCGGGCATCAGTAGTCATTGACGATGAATCACTTATCCCTGATTCACTCGTTGATGTACAAACCATCGTGTCACCGGATAAAAAAGCCATCAAAGAGGCACTGGAAAACGGTATTGCAGTTCCCGGTGCACATATTGAAATTGGTGAACGTTCATTGATGGTCCGGTAATTACCCACCGTGCCCGGCAATCGGGCACTTTGTTTCAGTGTGACATGTCACGATAAGGCAGACCAATGCTAAAACACCAACACTACAAAGACCGGCCGGTAAAGCTCACGTTCCCTGACGGCAGTCACGGCTACATCCATACAGACCGTCGGTGTGATGTGTATTACGACCTGCCTCCGCAGGTGAAAATTGAGGCCCGTAATGAACCGCAGCAGAAGGATGAAAGCAGATGATATACGGATTGTTCATGCTGATTTGCTCTGCCACCAGCTGCGAATATCAGCCCTACGGCTACGTTTATCCGGATGAGCAAAATTGTCTGATGGATAAAGAAACACTGACCGTGAAGGGTATTTTTTCAGAGTGCTATCTGATTGATGAAATTATCTCGGCCGATTTTTCTCAGACAAAAAGTTGATTAAGCATAATCAGTTTTATTCCGCCACGGTGATTACCATGATGCCAATACCATTACAGGGGAAAACATCATGGAACCGTGGCAACCAGGACAACAATTACTGACCGACTTTGATATTAAATTAGGCCACCTGGCTGCGAGTGTAAAAAACAGACCATGCACTCCGGCAGATATTAAACGCTCATGCGATACAGCCGACCTTCTTATTTTATTGATGATGAGGCAAGACCAAAATGAAAAACGAGAGTGACGTAATTACCCCGGACGAAATGATAGAACTGACCGGCTATCAATTCCCGTCAAAGCAGTGTGAGGTATTAGAGCGCGCCGGTATCTTTTTTATAAAGCGGCCGGATGGATACCCGAAAACGACCTGGACGCATTTTAACAGTCCACTGGCTAAACGACAGACATTACCAGCATCAGAAGAACCTGACTTCGGGGCTATGTGATTATGGGGAGGAAAAGGAAAAATCCTGCTGATAACTGGATGCCAAAGCGGGTTAAACGGGGCAGATCTGCTTTTGAATTTATTACTCCGGATAACAAAACAATCCGGCTTTGTGATTTTTCATGTACACAGGCTGAGGTATGGGTAGCATACGAAAAACTGATAGACGATCAGAAAAATGAGGCAACATTGACAGCATTGTTTAACTCATTTTTCATTTCCGCCGACTTTACTAACCTGTCACCGGAAACACAGAAAGATTATCGTAAATATTCCGGCAAGCTATTACCTGTATTCGGGAAAATGCAGCCTGATAATATAAAGCCTGAGCATATCCGTAAATATATGGATAAGCGCGGCACTAAAAGCCCGACACAGGCAAACAGGGAAAAAACGCTGCTATCCCGTGTTTTTGGCTGGGGTTATGAGCGCGGACTGGTAAAAAGCAATCCATGTAAAGGTGTGCGGCAATTCAAGGAGCAAGCCAGGGATCGCTATATTACAGATGATGAATATAATGCGCTCTATTCCGTATCCCCTGTAGTTGTCAGGATAGCAATGGAAATAGCGTATCTCTGCGCAGCCCGGCAAGCTGATGTTTTGGCATTAACTTATTCGCAATTAACAGAGGATGGTATTTACATTAAGCAGGGAAAAACAGGTGTAGCACAAATAAAGGCATGGACGGAGCGCCTGCATGCAGCTATAAACCTGAGTAATACTCTCCCCCTTGATTCTGGTATCAGCAGTATTTATGTACTTCATCAATCCAGAGGATCCGGGTATACACGGGATGGTTTCAACAGTCGCTGGCGAAAGGCCAAAAAGGCTGCGGCTAAAAAATTCCCGCACCTGAATTTTAACTTCACCTTTCATGATTTGAAGGCTAAAGGTATTTCAGATCTCGATGGACCACTGTCAGAAAAACAGAAAATATCGGGACATAAAAATATCACTCAAACCGCCCGGTATGACAGAAAAGTGGTGGTTGTTCCTGTTGTCGGTGGTCAGAAAAAGACAGTTTGAAGGAGAGAATATAGTGAAATTATATAGTGAAAATATAGTGAAGTGTGACTCAGGGCACAAAAAAAGCGACCATAAAGGTCGCTCTCTTTTAACTCTAACCCACTGATAAATCAATGAATTCTTATATGGTGCCCAGAGCGGGACTTGAACCCGCACAGCGTTGCCGCCGAGGGATTTTAAATCCCTTGTGTCTACCGATTTCACCATCTGGGCTGAATATGGAGGCGCGTCCCGGAGTCGAACCGAGGTACACGGATTTGCAATCCGCTGCATGGCCACTCTGCCAACGCGCCCTGGAGCGGGAAACGAGACTCGAACTCGCGACCCCGACCTTGGCA